CCCAATTGGGAGACAGGCTCACACCGTAATAAGCTAATGCCATTTCACTCCCCCTGTTGCTCAGATGCCTTCCAAGGATCACATTGCCTAAATGGAGTTACCGGGTATTGATCAACACCGGTAAGCTTACCAGCGTTCTTAGATGCATAAAACACTGACTCACCTTTTTTAGAGCCATACTGTTCCTGCATGTTTTGCATAACCTCTTCGCCCTTCTGTGTTAACGGCATACATCCTCCATCAAGCTACCATTCTCGTGAATTGAGACTTCGATATGCGGTTAATGTTGCCGTGAGCGTATACCTTACTAGGCCAATTAACATCATCGACACTAACCAGAGGCAGAGCAATACACCGGCAATTATAGATATTTCCGGCGTGATAGCTACCCGCTGTCTTTTCATGGACCAATAATTCAGGAGAAGGTGGATCATTCCAATTCACCAATACATCACTCATGTGACGATGCGATTTTCTAACCCTCGCATCATGTGAAGTTGACCACTTGTACCAATTGAGTCCTAATTCTTCTGCTCTGACCCGTGTTACAGCAGTATCAGCTTTTGCCACTTCAGTTCTTGCAATACGTTGAATTTGCCACTTCTTAAGTTCGCGCATGTAAGGCGCAATATCGTGCAAGATATCACTTGACCTACGACCGGCTAACTGCTCCTGCTGAACATGGTGTACGGTACGTGCTGCGACATCTTGCGGAATCGTTGATATGAATTGCGCATTAGATTGAATTAAGAAATGCAACCTGTCGCGCATCTTTGGTTGGTGCAGTTCATTGCGAAGTAAGGTATAAATCAAACTCCCCCTACCGGCAATGTGAGCAGCTTCGCGCCATGAATTAGCATTCTGAACTGAAACATGCGTAACCATGTTAGAAGCTAGTTGCGCTGCAAACCCGGCGAGATACTTAACCGTAGTGGCATATTCCTTAACTAACTTTTGTGCTTGGTTCCACGTTTCAATTTCAGGTATCTTGAAGAACTTTTGCAACAATCGAGTAATAGAGTGCTCATAAGCTATCTCTAATCGCATTGGACGTTCAAAAGGCATCAGCCATTACCACGATCACGTTTGTTAGGGTCTTCCTCCAATTCCCCGGCTTCCAAATCCTGCCACTCCCCCGTATCAGGATCAAGAACCTTGCCGGAACGTGCAGCCATTGTTTCAACCTCAAGCGGTATGCCAATTTCCGGATTAGCCTGATCAACGTCCTCTTCACTAATGTTGGTGTAGATTTCCGTCTTATCAGACAATGCCTTCAGTTCCATCACCGCTGTACGTTGCGACACTAACCCGGCTGTAAACGGTTTGACAATCGCCTCAGTGCCAACTTCAGCCAATTCAGCTTTCTCTTTCTCCCCCAACACTCGAATGGATGGAAACACGTAATCAAGATCATCGGGTATTTTGCCAAATTCGGACATGCAAACAATCGGATAGAGAATGTCTAATTGAGGCTTCATCTGATCATTCTGATATTGAGCAACCTTCTCTTCGTAGTTACGCTCATCAGCTTCATTAACCTGCCCCAATGCAGACACGTTGCGGCCAAACATCTTGCTGTAGGGAATTTCAAACGATCCAGACAATGCCACTTCAAATCTGTCCAGCACCTCAGAGATACCACCAAACGTATACTGGTGACTTTCCAGCTTGCCATCTCTAGGCAGAATCAACATCGAATTGTTATTTAACAACTGATTCTGCGCTTCCATGATTTGATAGTATTTTTGTGCTGCCTGTTGACTCGCCCCCAAACCACTAACGATCTGTGCCAAGTCCGGATTAACTTGAGTCAGTATTTGCGCCCGAAACATTAGTTGAAGAATGTTCCAGCTTGCATTGTCTCGCTTTCGTAGTTCCTCAAATGCCAGTTCCAACACGCTGATTCCCCAATAAGATGAAGCTTCATATTCAGGCGTAGGGACTTCGGGACCACAAAAACGCAAAATGCGGGAAGCATGAACATCAAACAACGCATCGTAACTGTTGCCGTAAACCGTATAATACTCAGGCAAGCCAAACGTAATCGGATTCGAAATGTCAGTTGCAATTTGAAGCTTCGGGGTGATTCCACTCCAGCGATCAAAGACAATTAGCCCCCTAAAAGTGCCGGGATTTACATCGTCAATATCAAGGGGTTCGTCCAACCTGCCTTCGTGCCCGTCAATCACCATCAGAGCACCGGCACCACCGTATAGCCGCGCCCATGTGATTGCTCTCTTAATCTTTACTTTAGTAAGAGTCCGATTGAGAGTTGATTCAAATCGCCTGATTTGTTCCGGCGTTAAGCTACACTTTAGACGCGGCCATGCCTTACACGCATCCGCCGCTGGTATCTCCACACCCTTACGCGCAATCCAATGATTCCTGAATAGGGTCACCATCAACCAATAGTTGAGGGACCACCGCACCAACGTGTATTCAGTAGCTTCAGCAACAGACGGGGTATCGTACCCCATCCGCGCCATTGGATTCGTAAACGCATCACTGCCTACAGAATCCTTCCCTTCATCAATGGGAATGACCCGTTTCCTTAAAGCATTATCGGCAAATGTTTTGTACCTTGCCCGTCCCATAATTTAAGCCGCTTGTTCATTAGGCATGGTGATACGCCAATTTGGAACTCTCGTGTTGACAAAATAGCGCAATGCATCGGGTGCATGGTCGTGCGCTTTGAGGGGTATATCTTCACCTTTCTTCTCAGAACGATCATCCCATGCGTAAGTCTGTAGTTCTAATCTAAGCATCCGGCAACGTTTGTGAATACGAATCTTACGTTGCACCAATAAGCTACTTGTTTTTCTAATTCCATCTTCAACGTTATTATCCGCATCAGTGTGCCAGATGCCTCTTAGTGCCATTTCAGCCTTAAATGAAGCGGCTGAAGGATCGACAACAACCATTGCCCCTTGCGGAGCTACCTTGTCGCGAAACTCTATCAAATCGGTGGCATACTGTCCATCAGTCTTTTGCGCGGCTTCGATTTTCGAGTCCCAATAATACTCACGATCAACCCAATACGTCTGACCGTCGTCAATAATGTGGAGAAAGACCATTGGGTTTGTAGTCCCATAATCAATTGGGATACACATCTCAACGAAACCACCAGAGTTACCCAAACTAACAGGACGGCTTGCATCATCATAATCATTTAATTCCGGTGTGTAAGAATCACGATAAATCGCACCTTCCGCAACAACCCATTCACCAAGGATCATGCGTTTGTGGAAGACGCCCCGATACATCGTCTCGTAACGCCTGATCGTATCTTCACTAAGACTGGTGTTGTCCCGAAGATTAAATTTAACTACCTTTACCAGTCCCGATTGAAGCTTATCCGGATCAGTAATGTAATCGGTGTACAGCCAATGGAAAGGATTATCGGGGTTGGTGGTGCCATATAGCCGCGCCCCCTCTGGTGACATGCGCCCTAGCATCATCTCGAAGAATGATCGGGGTGTAAGAACAAGTTCATCCCCATATGCCAGTCCAACAGTCGCGCCCCTGATAAACTTCTCGCTGCCCTCATCCTTGGCACCAATCACACGCCAACGGACACCAGCTAGATACAGTGCCCCGGTCTGCCGATTGTAGGAATAATGCTTTGATCCAACAGCATTAAACAAATCGTTGAGCACATTATTGAAAATCGTCTCTTTAGTAACGCCAAAAAAAATCCGTTCCCCGGCTACCGGGTAACAGTTCAACTTCATAATGATTTTAGGGATCATCGTCCATGTCTTGCTGGAACGGATTGGTCCCTCAAGGATGGTTATGAAGGCGTCATCCTTCGGGTTACGTAATATGAAGTTGGCTGACTTCTCTGTGTACGGTTTAATATTCAAGTCTTAGCCGGGTTCGTGACTGCATCGAACATTTGTTGAAATGTATGCAATTGCTCACTGGTTTGGCTGTCTTCCTCACCACCACCAATGAACTTCATTGTCATTCCGTATAGCTTTAAAGCTTGAATTTGCTCCTTCGGTTCAATTGTGGGGCTTGTTGCTTTTGACCATAGTTCTAAAAGAAAGCGTTCCCGCGTTTTAGGAATTGAATCTAGCCGGTCAATCTCTTCGATCACTTCCGGATCGTGCGGCCATTCATCCCCAATTTGAAGAATGTACTGTGTATATTTAGTGGCGTTTTCCTTACCTACGATCTGTTTTGCAATTTGATGCGCATACTGCAACCGTGTTGATTTGTCAACACGCTGCAACAGCCTTGCAAACTGCATTTTGTATTCATGCAGGTTAGCTTCCGCCATGCCCGATAAGATAGCTCAATTAAATTTCAAAGGCAAAAGAAAACCCCTCCGGGTAATTGCCCGAAGGGGGTTTTCGATTCTAGTCAACCTTCACTGAATACGGAAGATTCGCGCTCCCGTCGCTGTCTCAACAGAACCATTGTCGTATGTCGTACCGGCAGTTACCCGCCGCATCCTGAAGAGTTTGTTTTCAGATTTGTAACGACGATTTGCGGCAGTAACCGTGCTCCCGAACGTGTTCCAAGGTTCCTTGTGCTTGTCACTAACAGGGACCACAAAACTCTGTCCAACATCCATGAATTTGAACGGGTACTGTTCCCCTTTTATGCCCCGTTTGGTAAACATCACGAAGTCAGCAGACAGAGGGTAAGTCTCTAAAATAGAATTCTGATCTGTCATTTCCGCAACTCCATTAGGTTTATTAGGTTCATCATCGTCGCCGTAATGCGCAGCAATCATGTCACCGTTTCGCAGTTCTTCTGAAATCAACACATGAGAATCGAACTCCCTGACTGCTTTAAAGTCAGGATCGTTTTCTAGGACCATTCGATAGGGCGGATCACCCTGAGACGACTCTTTAATTTGAGCCAAAAGTTCCTTCTGTTTCTTAGTCAACTTTGCTGTCATACTCTTTTTCCACTCCCATCGGGGTTCACCCTATTGAGCATAATAGCAACTTGTACTTGAACCTGTCAAGATGTTTGCTTTTCAATTGCAATCAAGTCATGTATCCTCTGAATTCTCTTTGCGCACATCTGACAATTCGGTTGACAATCATATAGTGCCTTGATAGAGCGAATTAAATGGTTTCTATGCGTTATGTGAACCTCAAAAACATTGCCGCAATCGCTCTTAAATTTGCGAACAATCATTGAATTGCGAGGTTCACTTCCGCCCCGTACACAGGTAAATAGAGTCAATCCTTTAGGCGGAAATGGAATGTCATCCTGAAGGGGCAACATGAAATGTCTCATCCGGGGCACCCTCTAGATATTGAATAATGTATTCACTTGCAGCTTTCCAATGGTAGCAAACCAACGTTAAATATCCCATTTTGTCTAATGCAATAAGCCAGTTTGTTTGATTAGCAGAAGGTTTATTCTTACCTATCTTTAGTTCAATAAACAGACCGTGCCGCCCCCATCTAGCAACCGGCAACATGACATCCGGAACACCACTTCTAACCCCTGCCGCTTTTAAAAAACCAGCTTCAACTGCATTTCTCGTGCCGCCATTCGGAATCGCGAAGAGATAATTTAGCTCCGGGTAAACATACGCTGTCAATGCCGCCCATGCAAATAGTGCCGTCTGGTGAGCCTGTTCAGTGCCGGATTTAGCCAGATCATCGGGTGTTGGACCGGGCATAACATCTCCAAGAAAAAACGTTCCGCAATACCGAAGTACCACGGAACGTTTAAATAAATCAAGATTTCACTTCGCCTTACAAGTACAGATCGTGGGGAATTTTTTGAATCTGCAAACTAGTATTCCGTCTTCTTTGACATCAACACCATGCGCTCGTCTGTTTGTTTTACTGTGTTTGGCATGGCCAATCGTGATAACGGTTCCTTTGCTTGCCGCCTCAGATCGTACTTTTTGCAACAAGCAATAGGGGCATTCGCTAATTGTGCTATGCATGGAATCATCCAATTCGCCCCTTTTAGGTGTTTGGTTTTTTGACGAGAGTAGGGAACATTCAATACAAATCATCAATTCCTCTACCTAGTCCAGTTGATTTTGTAGGGTGAACTTTCCCTATCTGAACTACCGGTTGTTGGTTGTTTGGCGTCCTCAATGCTGTTGTGAGTGAACACGATATGAGACGCATCAGTTGGGCTATTGACAGTAGCAATCCACTTGTCTTCCTCGTCATGGATCGTGACATAGCTATTCACTGGCAATACGTTCCAGCGCACTTCAACTGTTACCTCCTTTCTACAAACTTGGAAGTCCAGTCAATCTAATATAAATTTAATATAAGCTATTGGATTGAAGCGTACCAAAGTAATCAGTGAAGATCAACCCCAAAATAACGATTTTGTAACCTACTGGCATCACTGCATTAACAGACTCACTTGTGGAAAACAGGTACCAAATTCACGGCTTAATGGCTTCATGACTTCATGACTCAAATTGTCACGATACAAAATAGACATGAACAAAACGGCTATACTACAGCCACCACCATTAGTAGTAATTATATATAAATCCACCACTACATAATCTGTCG